ACGGCAAGCATGACCCCGGGGCTGAACCGACTACTGGCGAAGGGGATAGACTTTGAAGGTGTATGGGCCGGGCAGCAGTGTACTACCTCTCGCGCGATGCTCAGTAGCGGGAGTAGGGCCACCCCGACTTCTCCACCTACGAATATCAGTCCGAAGCAACACATCCAGATAGCCTCTGGCAATGTATACAGGATGATGAATGGCGGGAAGTCACAGCTTGGTTCCAACGGTGCGTCTGTTGATGCAGAAGGTTTGCCACCCGCGTTCGGTGGAACTTGTGATGATCTGTCATTAACACCGGGGAGAGTAAGACCGCCGGGGCAAACGGAAGGAGAGGCCCACTGGATTGTGGGGGAATATGATTTGGGTTACGCATCCGTATGGAGTAGAACTTGGACATATCTAAAGTGCCCTTCAATTCCACCCTCCCCTGCCCCGGCTGCCCTTGCAACGATACACTCTTGGACACCGGGTAACGCAACCAACGACGGCTATGTCTACATGGATGAAGCGACTACAGATGTAGCACTAGAGTTTATCCGAGAAGATGCGTTTGGTGGAGGTAACCCACGTTTGTTATGGGATAATCATTATGCCAAGCCGTTTGTAGTAGCTATCGGTTACCACACCCTGCACGGGGATTCCATGCAAGACCTTTCCGGGTTTGTTACGAGCGCCGGAGCGGACTATGGGCAAGTTCAGATCGACGATCATATCAAAACTGGCATTGGCTATACCACCAAAAAGGCCCTGACTTACCCTTCTGATGTCTTGGAGAGCTTTGACGCAATCACTTCTTTCCCCCAGGCTGGGTATCTGTGGACAGAGAATTGCCCCGGATACCCCAACGGAGATGGTAGCGGACCACCCAATTCTATCGCTTCGACAGACAAAAAAATCCAACTCGATTCGTGGATGTCCTGTGCCGTCACGAAGATGGTCTTTGTGGATTATCAAATTGAACGCTTTCTAAACGCTCTGGGGGAAGCGGGCCTACAGAACACCTTGATAGTCTTTACGGGGGATAACGGTACTAACGGTTCCCAAATACCAAATACCGATGGGCTGAACAAAGGTGCAAACGCGCCCCTCGATCCGTCGGTGGGCGCCGTGGTCTGCGGGAATTATTGTGGTAAAGGGACACGGTCAGAAACGGGCCTTAACGTGCCCTTCATCATGGCTGGTGGGCCTATCTCAAGGTCAAATTATGGAACAGCATCCAAGTTGCGATTGTCGAATGTTGATGTTGCCGAGACAATTATACAAACCGTTGTCCCTTCGTCCTCTCGGTACACACCAGAGGGGAGAGATTTCACCAGCCTGTACGGTGCGGATTGTTCTTCTGGTGCCTGTGACAACCTTGCGGGTTTTGAAATAACACTAAGTCGTAACATAATGCCCAGGCATGGGTCCGCTGTGCAGGAACTTACTAACGGAAAGATATTTAGGGTTATGAGGTTTTGCGGTACAGAACTGGATTGGGTTCAGGACTTGGCGGCTACTGACCCCAATGCAGACCTACGGTCTCTTGTAATAAGCTCTGGGACTACAGAGCTAGACGTAGCATACGCTGCGCTCTCCGCTGCCCTGGATGCTGACGGGTTTACCGAGACGATCTCTTGCCCCTAATACTCCTCTTGCTGTTGTCTGCAACGGGTGCGAGTGCAAATGATTCGACTAACGCGCATATGTACTGTATGGAGCAGTTTCAGGGTGGCCCCGCAGTGGCACTCAACAACCGCTTCAGGCACCTCGCAGGCTCCGAGGAAGAGTGGGACAGGCTGGTAAGCGTGATTCTGGAAACTTGGCATGAGGCGTGTTTCAGTTTGCTGGGTGTGCCCGATAACAGAGAGGAAGCAGATCAGATGCCTTGGAAGAGTCCGGGTTTAATTTGCGAGGAGAAACTTTAATGTCAAATGTGAGCCAGACAACCTTCTGGAGTACAATCACTATAATGGCTTCGGCTATAGGAGGCGTTCTCATCCTCGCATCAACTCATGCAGGAGAGCCAAGGCACTCTGAGTCAGCAGATGAAAGACAAGTATCTGCATTAGAGGTCAGGGTTGAGCGGGTGGCAACGAGTGTTGAACACAATAGTGAAGTTTTGGGCGAGTTAAAGGCAGAAATTAAATACATAGGAGAAGAGCAGAGGACATACTCAAAAGAAATACTTAGTGCAATAAGATCCAACAGGGATTAAAATTGGATTTAAAGAACGATAGCAATGGATCTCAGAGGGAGATTGGTGCTAGATTTCAAGAGGTTCTTGAATTGAGACATGACATTAGGAATGTTAGGCAGTCAATTCTACTGATTGATACTCAGATGAGGGAACAGGAGAGGATGATACTTGAATTAAGATCTGACGTATTGCAGATTAGGACGAAGGTTATGACATCCCTTGCAGTTGTAGTTGCTTTTCTTTCTATATCTGCATGGGCACTTGAATGGTTTTTAAAATAAAGTATGGAGATTTTTTACAATGGAAATTGAAGCAATGCTATCTGCATTACATCTTGCCGGTATAGATACTAACATCGTTGGCTATATTGGAGTCGGGTTTATATGTACAAAGCTTTTACTTAAAGTGCTTTCTTCTGTAGACCCAGATGGGAGGATAGGTGGGACTGCCAAGAGCGTTGATGGTGCTATAGGCATGAAGACTGTCAGGGGAGTTGGGGCGAGTATAAAGAAGATTAAGGAGAAGAAGAATGTTTAAAAATATTATACTTTTATTTGCTATATCTTTATTGTTGCCAAGTATTTCAATATCTGAGTTGTATGCTGACCCGCCAATAGAAAAGCAGATCGTAAGGGACGGGACTATAGATCTCAGGATACTAACTATTGGTAAGAAGACCTCTATCAATGTTGGGATAGCAGGAATTGGCTTTAGGGTAGACCCGGATGACTGGTCAGAGATTGATTTCGAGCCGACGTTTGTTAATTCTGGAATAATTCTTTGCACAATTCCGTACTTTAATGAAATATTTAGAACAAGTTGCGACTAATACAATATGGCTATATCAACTACTAAGACATTCAATCTAGACATAGGGGACCTCATAGAGGATGCATCGTCCTTAGCTGGGTTTGATGCTAAGGCTGGTTTTGATATACGCGTTGCAAGCAGGTGCTTGAACTTATTGCAACTTGAGTGGTCCAACCTTGGAATAAACCTTTGGCAAATGGAGGAGAAGGTTTGGAGTAGCCCTAGCGATGGGAGTATTGTGACATTGACAAAGGGTACATCTGATTACAGTGTGAACGAAGACACTATATCAATATTGGATTTGTCACTGAGAACAGACCACGGTACATCCAATCAGGTTGATTATACTATGACTAGAATATCTCAACCAACATATTCTTCCATAGCTTCCAAGAAGCAAGAGGGAAGACCGTTGCAGTATATGTTTGATCGAAAGGAAGTGAAGAACTATAGGCTTGCAGCGCCTACGACGAGATACAGTGTATTCAAGCTTTGGCCGGTTCCTGACGAGAGCAGTAAGTATTCATTAGTGTATTGGAGGATGGCAAGGATGTCAGATGCTAGTGGAAATATAGATACCAATATAGAAGTTCCAGACAGATTCCTTCCTGCGTTAGTTCATGGCCTAGCATTCAATATGGCTAAGAGAAGTGATGTTGGCAACATAAGAGCAGGTGCTCCTATATTATTCAGTGAATACAATAGACTTCTCTCTATGGCCCTAGAAGAAGATAGGGTGAAGACAAGTCTTGTACTCTCTCCAAGGGCACACAGGAGTGTCTAACCTATCCTCGGAAACCAATGCACTTGGCATATGTGATAGGTGCGGTAGGGCGTATAAGTTAATGAAATTGAGGAAGGAATACAAAAATTTAACCAGTAGTAGTCTTAAAGTTTGCGATGATTGCTTTGATAGAGAGAATCTCCAATCCATAGGTACTAGCTTTGCAATGATACATGATGAGACATTGAAAAACCCAGCTATAGATAATGCCCTAGCGGCCAGCAGGGGGATGACTGTAACACTTGTAGATAAGACCGTAAGTTTCGTTGCTGCGAATACAAATAGAATAAATAGTCAGACAGGTGGAGGTGGCTTCGACACAACGATCATATTCGGTACAAGCAACATCACATTCTTGAGTAATGTAATGACGAAATCCTTAGTAAGAACGACTAACGCTGAGTTCAGTTCCCTTTGTAATGATGCGGGGATACTTGGATCTGATTTCGCCTTATATGTTAGCTCCGCTAAGTTAAGAGTCGGCGAAAACTTATTCTTTAAGACCTACACAAACCCAGGATCGACGAATAATGCTTATCGGGTTATAACAGATTACGATACAACTTCAGTGACATGGAACTCATTCGGTAATGGAGGGACAGAGGGAACAAATTATACGACAGACGGAAGTGTAGAAGGGGTAGTAGGCGAATACTATGTAGAGTGGGACTTTACTGATATGGTATCAGGATGGCTATCTGGTGAGAATGAAAATTATGGGATATTTTTTCCAGACATGAGTACTGCTATAGTTGGTTCTTCGACTCCAAGCACCAATGTAGTTTGGACTATAACTGCAAAGAGAAAATTGTTCTAGATGGCTCTTGGCAAAAATGCTCATGGATTCTGTGTAAGGTGCGGATTTAGATATCCATTGGAGGAACTGAAATATGAAGTCAAGAACTATAAAAGAATTAATACAATGGTTTGTCCAGATTGCTTTGATATCCAAAATGCTCAAGACTTACCAAATTTATTCAATGGGTCAGACAATCAATCGTTAAGAGATCCAAGACCAGATACTGGTAAGGATGCTAGCAGGGTGTTGGACTTGGACGCTTGGAATGAAAAGTATGGAGGATAGATAGATGCCCACTGTTGGCACTAGGGAATTCGGTTACGGCGATAAAGACAAGGACGAAGCTCTGAAATACGCTAAGAGGACTGGTCAGGAAGTTGAGTACAGTAAGGGATATTCTCATGGTGGATCTGCAGGATTAGTTCATGTACAGTCTATGAAAAAGCAGGAAGACAAATATATGCCAAAGGGTACAAGGCCAGCTAAGGGTGCTGATCCAGCTTATGCTGGTCGTGGTTGTGGGACTAGGGGTATGATAGGCGCAACTAAGAGGAATATTTCGTAGATGCCCTTTCCTACTACATCTAGCACTAGCAACCCAATTGCTCTCTCTGACTTTAAGAATTTAGTTTTCAACTTCTTAGAGAATAATGAAAGTTCATTCTCTACAAATCTAGATGTACTAATAAGGATAACTGAAGATTTCATATGGGGGGTTGCAGGAGGATATAGGACTAGATTTAAGTCTTCAGAGTCTGGCAGCTTCACTTCGGGCGATGGAAACTTAGATCTAAAATCTGATCCTTCAACAAGTGGTAACATAAAGGACCTGCTCTCCGTTGACGTTTCAACTACTATACTTTTCGGTGGATCACCATCACTTGAGAAGATATCTTGGGTTCCATTGCAGTTAAGAGATTATGCTTTCGTAACCCAGTCTTTCAATTTATCCTCCGATCCATCAGTACTTGATTACGCTACAGGTACTCCTAGGTATTATGCCATTGACCCGTTGCTAAGCTCATCGGACTCTGACGAAAATCAAGACACTATAAGAATTATAGTATCCCCCAGGCCGGGTAGCTCGGAAATTAGGTACA